TTTTAGTATCCTACTCCTATTTCTTCACCATCGTAATCAATATCATATAATGGTTCAATTTCTTTAAATGTGAGATTTAATATTATCGAAACGGGTTCTCCCTCAGAATAAGTTGCATAAAAACCATCCCCCGTATAATTTACGGTACAATTTTCAAGGAAACACTGTTTAAACTTATGTAAAAATGGATGTTTTCTACTTCCATTCATATATTGCAATTCAAATATAGATGGCGTTCTCAAAAACCCATATCCAGTCTTACTTCCTCCAACTACTGGAGCCATGTTTCTTTTAAAACTCCGTATAATTCTTTCTACCTGAAGTGATTCATCTTTATTTCTCGGCATTAATTTGAACGAGAAATTAAAGGTTCTTAAATTCACCCCATTGAATAATAATTCTTTATTTGGATTAAAAATGACCCCATCTTGCCTTGCAAGCAGTTGGTTCACTGTAACATTACCTCCAACGGCACCCACTAGCATCGCAGATAATTTTTTTGTGATGAGGTCTTGTATACCATCTATGCCACCAACAGAAGCTGATGCGGTGCCTGCAAATGATGATATTTTTGATTTCACTTCACTTATTATCTGAGATGGGCTTTTACCCTGACCAATCATTTCACCAATATTCTTCATAAAATCATATCCAGAAGCAAGACCTATCGCAGTAAGAGCATTCATTTCAGAATCAGCATAACTGACCGAATTTCCATCTACAATATTATCTGGCATAGGCAGAATAATAGTACCGTTTCTTACTAAACTTCTATCCGATAATTTTGTATTGTTGTTTATAGTTGGGGATTTTGGATTTGATGTTATTTGCCTTCCCCTATCATTTACCTCATTGAAATTTCTAATAAGTCCACTTATCCTACTTGTATCATCAACTTCTTTGTTTTGTAACTTATTCTGACCAGAATATCTTCTGGCAAGTGAAACATAGTCCACAATATTAATTTTAAGATAATCGGTTTGTTCAGTCAGGGATTCATAGGGATATCTAAGTACTTGGTCTTTAGTGGTTCTTTGTGTAGATCTTCGATCTAAGGCTCGACCGTATGTTGTGCCAGAAAAGTCTCTACTTCGTTCTTGATCTGCTGCATTTTGGGTATCTGCACCATTATCCCCACCTCTGGGGCCGTCGCCTGTACTACCTGGGTCTGGATCTGGAGCAGAAAGATTTATAGTTCCAGGTTTACCAAAATCTGGATTATATTTTTTGGCACCTGCGGATGGAGGAAGTTTTAGCATCCTCTTGCCCTTGAGCGGATCAACCTCTGGCGGACCTGAATCTAGAGGATCTGAAAAACTATCAGCTAAATCTTGAAATAGTGGTTCGTCAGACATTTATCGACACTTTTTTAATTATTTAGACGGAAATATGCAAATGGCAGTTCTATTGCATCAGCCAACTCTCCAGAATCTAGTTCATAAAGTTGGCCAACCACTTCTTGCCATGTATATTGACGATATTCTCCCCAGTGAAAGTTAATTCCACGAAATCCCCACTGAAAAACATCTGCGACTGCAACTAAAGGAAACTGATCATATTCTATATTCGGTGTTTTTGGTCTGTAGACGAAAGTATAAAACTTACCTTCTTCCGGGATCCTACCACTTTCACTAAGAACACTCATTAATTGCATCATTAGATCTTCGGGATCTTCATTTCCCACTAGACCATCCATAATGCCACGAATACGATTGGCACTATCTTCTGTTGGTCTTTGTGATCTTCTTTCTCTGAGTGTTTTTCTTGGCATTACTTAATACCGAGTTCGTGCTCCGTTAAGACTTTGAATTCCCACTGACGATCTTCACAAAACTCTCTGGCAGCTTTCCATTTTGCCTGGTTTTTTGCATATTCAGTTACTTCATAAATGTAACTTTTAGTTTTTTTCTGCTGAACTTTTGGCTCAACACACTGCTTGAATGGTTTGATCTCGACGATCATTTTTTTGATTCTTCCATTATTTTCTTTCACCTTAATATAGAAATCAGGATAATATTTGTGTACTCTATTATCAATTGGTGAACGATATGGTAGTGCAATCTCTTCGCTACCCCATTCTAAAATATTTTCGTTTTTATCACAGTAAACCATAAATTTTCTTTCCCATAAAGATCGATAAACGATATTTGATGGGTTTCCTTTATATTTTTTGGGGAACGAGGGTTGATATTTTCCCTTGTATGCCATCTAAATACTTAATAATTCAAACTCTTATAAGGTATTTAGAGTGGCAAATCCCCTTGTAAAAAAGATAACTTCTGGAGAGGCAAGAGATATATTCGGAAAAATTGCACTATCTAATCATTATGCCGTCAGTTTCTCAGGTCTTAACACTACTATCACAAATCATATTACGAAAAGATTTGGTGTTCCTAGTGTAAAGAACTTTATTTCTAGAAAAACAGGATTATTATGTTCTGATGCATCTCTTCCTGGTAGTTCATTGGGAACTGGAGAAGTAAAAGGAAACTTTATGGGAGTTCCTCAGGAATTTGCACATTCAAGACTCTATCAAGATGTTGACTTTTCTTTTTATATTGATGGAGATCACACTAATCTGAAAATATTTGAAGGATGGATGGATTATATTACATCTACAAGTGGAGCAGATGAAACAAATCATTCATATTTTAGGAGAATGGCATGGCCTGATGATTACAAAGTGGATACTATGATTATCACAAAATTTGAAAGAGACATGAAAAGTCAAATGACATATAAGTTTATTAATGCATTTCCCAAGACTATTACTCCAATATCCGTTGCTTATGGTGGAGCTGAACTGTTGAAAGTTAATGTCAGTTTTACCTTCGATCGTTATCTTGTTGGTAATTATAGTAATAGAAAAGATAACGTAGATTCTTCAAAATCATCATCACCACCAGATGCAGGAGCACCTTCTGAGGCATCAAACAACGATAGATTCTTGGGACCACCAACCGCAAGAGGATTAAATTCCCAACAAACTTTAAATGAGTTATATGAAGCTGGACGTTCTGGTAGAATAAAGAATGCTTCTGATTTTATAGGACCTCTTCAGTAGGCGTGATAAATAATCACACCTGAACTTATGATGGATTGTTATGCCATTACCAAAGATTAATACGCCAACGTATGAGTTGGAATTGCCTTCTACTGGAAAGAAAATTAAATACCGTCCATTCCTTGTAAGAGAAGAAAAGATTCTTGTCATTGCAATGGAATCTGAAGATATGAAACAGATCACTGATGCAGTGATCGATATCTTGAATAGTTGTATTTTGACTAGAGGTGTTAAAATCGATCAATTATCGACTTTTGATATTGAATATCTTTTCTTGAATGTAAGATCCAAGTCAGTCGGTGAGACTGTAGAAGTCAATGTGACTTGTCCTGATGATGGAGAAACTCAGGTACAAATGGAAATTAATGTCGATGACATTAAGATGGTGAAAAATAAGAATCATAAAAATATTATCAAACTCGATGATACCTTGTCTCTCAAATTAAGGTATCCATCTATGAATCAGTTCGTAGAAAATAACTTTGAAACCAGCGAATCTACCAGTGAAATTGATCGTTCACTTGATATGATCATTACCTGTGTGGATACGGTTTTTGATGAAGAAGAAAGTTGGAGTGCATCTGATTGTACTAAAAAAGAATTGAGAGAGTTTATTGAGCAACTCAATTCTAAGCAATTTAAGGACATTGAAGCATTCTTTAATACCATGCCCAAACTTTCCCACACTATTAAGGTAAAGAATCCAAAAACAAAGGTCGAATCTGAAATCGTACTGGAAGGGTTAGCAAGTTTTTTCAGTTGAGTATGGCTCATACGAGTCTTGAGTCATACTATAAAATTAATTTTGCCTTGATGCAACATCATAAATATTCATTAACTGAGTTAGAAAATATGATTCCTTGGGAAAGAGAAATTTATGTTTCTCTTCTCCAACAATACATCGAAGAAGAAAACCTAAAGGCACAGCAAAAGAGTGGCATTTAATAAATCTTTCATAAGTCTACCATCAACATCAAAACTTGGAGCATCTTCTTCTCCATTGGCTGGTGGTGGCTCTAGATTATCTGCTGCTCCAAAATTAACAAAGTCCTCATTTAGTTTTCGTCCCATAGGAAGATCTTCTGTAGTAGATACAATATCAGCGGCACCTCCAGGCCAGGCAAATATGGAGGCAATGGCAGAATCTTTAATAGAAACGAATAGAATTCTTGTCGAGATTCAGAATCAACTTGCAATGGACTTTGCATATAGAATTGCAAGAGAAAAGGGAGATTTGAATGAGCGTCGTCGGCAAGAATCTAGAAGAAAATTTAATTTAAAAGAAAGGGGATTAGAGGCATTCAAGGGGGTATTTAAAGCTGTAAAATCTGTAGGTAAGGCAGTAGCATCACCATTTACTGGCATTTTTGATAGGATAAAAGCAATACTAGGAATTCTTGCTGCTGGCGTCGCAACCAATGCATTGTTTACATGGTTGAAAAAAGAAGAAAATCGAAAAAGATTGGAAAAGTTTTTTAATATTTTAACGAAAAATGCCGGACTAATTGTAAAATTATTAGTTGCTCTTAAAGGATTGCAATTTATTGGAAAACTTGTGGGTGCTTTTCGTCTATTGAAAGGAATATTTACGATATTAATGAATCCCCTGTTTTTAGCAGCCATTGGCGTTGTGTCTGCGGCAATGTATCAAGGATTGGGAGAAAATGAACAGAGAGCCCTTTTAGAATTAAATGATGATTATAGTGAAGAAAATAGAGAAAGGTTGGCTACAAAATATGAAGAATATAAACAATCACTCTACAAAAAAGATCCAGTATTTACGAGATTATATGGATTTGATAAAAGAATTGATAAGAGAATAAAGTTTTTGAGAGAGGGGAAATTTGGAGATGGTGGAAAAG